GTCGATCGCCAAGCTGTTCAGGGTCTGCCCGCTGCCAGACGCAGCCGCCGGCATGACGCTGATCGAGCGGTTCGCCAAGGTCCTCGTGCCAAACAAGATGGACCCAACGATTGAGGCAGAGTACGAGAAGGCCGTCACGGCTGAGCTGGTCCGCGCGTACGTGATCCACTCGAAGTCTCCGCTTCCGTTGAAGACCGGCGTGGCCAGGCCGTCCTGGTACGGCGCGTACCTCGGCGGCGTGCGCGAAGGCATCCTGGCGTCCGAGATGGCCGACTGCCTCGCGTGGGAAGGCGCAGCCAGCACTGAGTTGCAGGAGCCGGACATCTACGATGCCAACACCTGGAAGGACTCGTCACTCGGATACGACACTGTTAAGGAGGCGTTTGATCCTGAGCGTGACCGAGATCGCAGCAATATGTTTTTGTACTTCCTGTACAAACTCCGTAGCGCTGATGACGTCAAGCTGTCCCAGGCGACCGCCTGTCATGGGACATTTCCAAAACCAGAGTCGCATAAAGACCCGGCGAGAATCGTCTATATGGCGAATTTGCTGACGAGGTTGTGGTTTTCGAAATTCGAAACGGCGCTCGGCCAGGTGGGGAAGGCGCATCCATGTTTTATGATAGGCGTGGGGCCCGACACGTTTCATCAAAGGATGGAGGGCATGACGATAACGCCGAGTGCGGGGACGTTCTCGTTCTATTTTAATTTCGACGTAGATGGGTGGAGTCCGAGCATGCCCCGCCGGCTCCAAGACATCACGCGCGCGGCAGCGGGCAAGCTCCTGGGCGTGTCGGACTTCGCGTCGAAATCCGCAGAGCTGATGTTTGGCGTGCCGGTGTACATGTCGCTGTTCGGCTACAAGGGATTCTACAAGAACCCGGAGGCGAACATGGAGGGCTATGATGGAAAGCTGATGACTTTCACCAACATCACTGCCATGAGCATGAGCATCCAGGAGTGGCGCAGACGCCTCGTGGCAGCAAACATGGTGACGCAGAAGGAAGCCAGCAAGATGGCCGCCAAGCTGATCGCGTACATCGACGACGGAACGGCGCGAATCGACTTGGACCGCAGCGACCCAGCAAAAGCAGTTGCCATGGTCGAAATGCTCAAGACGGCCGCTGCTGACACGTACAAGCGACTCGGCCTCAGCATCTCGCTGACCAAGTCGTTTCCTTCTGACAGGCTGTGGATCTTCCTCAACGAGGTGACGATCTCAGGTCGACAGATCGTCCACGGTAGCAAGGCAATCCTGAGGCTGGAGTCGGAGGAGCTTGCGGACCACATGACGATCCCGGAGCGCCTTGGCCTCATCCACGCGACCGTCAGGGGAGCATCGGTTGCTGGCTTGCCTGCGAGAGCCATCATGTCGATTCTCACGGAGTACGTCGTTGAGGAGATGCGGACGTGGCACATCGTCGGATCCCCGGCTCAGCGAGTGGCCTGGATGTTCGCGCCGGAGCCAGGCCTGGCTTTGCCGTCGCTCATGCAGCTGAACACAATCGGCGGAGGAGCGCGAGACGTGGAAGCGATGAGCAACCTGAGGTTCTTGGCAGACACGAGCCCAGAAGCATGGA